TTTTTTCTGTTATTTGTACTTGTATTGGGTTTTCTACCCTTTTTTCTGTTATTTGTACAGGTGATTGTTCTTTAGATATAGGAGTTTTTGTTTCTTTTCGAACTGTTCTAGCTTTTCTTTTAGGCTTTAGTTCTTGTTCTTTTTCTTCCATTTATATGTGTTATGTTTGGAAGTTATATGGTAAATATTTAAAATAGTTTAAACTAATGATATGAAGTTCAAAGCTTGACTTTCTAAAACAAAATGAGGTATATTTTCTTTATACCAAAAGTTACATACATAAACTCTTTCACCATTGGTGTCGTTTGTTATCTCAACTACATCAAAAGTGCTGGAGTCTGAATTAAATCCAAATCTTATTCTTTTAGGTTTTGTAGTTACGGTTCCTATTTTTTGCATAATGGTTACATCACCACCACTATATTGTATATTTAGATTTGACATGTCATGTATTTTTTATTTTATCTGTAATACTTTTGTTAAATAGTTCTTCTAGATCTGCTTCTAATTCTTTATCAGAAATTTTTCTATTTCGAGTAGCATCATACCATTCATTTGATTCAAATCTTTTGTATACAGAATATTTTCCTGCGTCTTCTATATAGACTATAGTATAACACATTGGTATTTTCTTCACTATCTTCATTAGTTCATTATTATTTGTTCTAACTTGAAGGCGGCCCTACATGTTATTTCCCTATTAGGATGCATATCGTTTGGACACTTTAATATGAAGCTAAAGTTTTTGTCTTCTTCAATCTTTACGTTTAGAAGCATAGTCGTATTTAAAGGCCATTTCTCTTCATCTGTGGAAGACTCAATCTTTAAGTCTACTAAGAATGGGTGTCTATGTAGACTCCATTCTATTTCATCTACGATAACAATTACGTATTCCTGTGTTGTATCATCTGATAGCTTAAGCTTTATTTTTGATCCAATTTTGAAGTCTGTGAAATCTACCATTTTTATATTTTTTTAAATATAACTATAATCTATATATTAAAAAAAATTTTGGTTTAAATTTTAAAACTTAAATAATAGCATTACCTTAACATGATTTTGAGATATTTTTAGATGTATTATAATATATAAGATATGAAAAAAACGTTTGTATTATTGATGCTATTGTTAATGACGGGAGTGTCATATGCGATAGATTTTAAAAGAGTGGTTCAGGTTGTTGTTACAGAACCAGACATGAATATTGTTGAGGCAGTTCTAATAGAAGTAGGTGACAAAAAGATTTATACTAATCTTGATGGAAAAGCTTATTTGGATCTTCCACCAGGAAAGTATACTGTCAAATTAAGTAAGATTTCATACGAAACAGAGGAGTATGAGGTAGAGATTAGTGAAAAAATCGCAATAATTAGTCTTTGTATAGGACAATAACACAAAAAAGTAGTATATTTGTAGAAATATTTCAAAAGGTAGAAAACTTTTTTAATATATAAGAATATAAATAATGTCAAAAAGATTTGGTGGAATGAAAAAATCTACATATCTTTGTAGAAGAATTAAAAACAACAATTAAAAAACTAAATAAAATGAGAACAATTATCAACATAGAAGCGATAGGATATGCATATGAGGCGGGGAGCCTTGTAAGTAGACTGTCTTTGTCTGTTGAGTAGTTGTAAAAATTACGAAATTTGATAAGCCCAGTCTCAAAAAGACTGGGTTTTTTTGTTTATATATGGTCTGTTCGTCTAACGGTGAGGACACTGCCCTTTCAAGGCAGAGATGCGAGTTCGATTCTCGTACAGACTACGAAATATTGGAAGGTGGCCGAGTGGTTAAAGGCGGCAGACTGTAAATCTGTTCTCGTAAGAGTACGGGGGTTCGAATCCCTCCCTTCCAACCAATAAAAATAGAATGATTATGTTTAATGAAGTAGAATTAAAAAAAGACTTAATGAAGTCTAAAACAATGGCAAAGTTCAGTCACTATATTGCTGGTAATTTATATTACAATGTTCAAGTATTTGGCGAGTTATATCAATTTCCAATAGCAACAACACAAGAAGGACCGACATTTAATGACGACGAAAGTGGTTTGTCCATGTATGAAATAGAAACTATTGTATTATCGGAAGATTTGGGCACAACTAGATTTGAATCCGAAATCAGAGGTTCTGAATTGGCAAGATGGATAAGCAAAGCCATAAAGAATGAAACATTTATAAAGATATAATAAAGGAACAGGTGGTAAGTGGTCCACTGGTCTATCAAAATCCACCGAGTGATTCACGAAAAGAATCTTTTTGGTCCGTTCGTCTAGCGGTTTAGGACATCTCCCTTTCACGGAGAAGATCACGGGTTCGAATCCCGTACGGATCACAAAAAGACACCGATATAGCTCAATTGGTCAGAGCAGGACGCTTATATCGTCAAGGTTGTGGGTTCAAGTCCCGCTATCGGTACAAATAAAAAGATACACGCAGGTATCGTATAATGGTTATTACGTCGGCCTTCCAAGTCGGTGATGTCGGTTCAATCCCGGTTACCTGCACAAAAAGACTTTAAGTTTCAAAGTACATGAAACAACGAAGGTTAGTCTTCCTTCAATTTTGGGGCAGCATGTACCAAGGCTGGCGAATGACATTTGCAATGTCGTTGAGGTGAGTTCGATTCTCACCTGTTCCACAAAAAAATTTAATATATATGTAATGAATATTACAGAAGAATACAAATCATACTGCGAAGAGAACAACATCAATTTTAAAATCGATGGAAACATAAAGTCCTACGACGAGACAACTCTTTTCTGCCCTGCAGGGATGCAACAATTCAAGTCTTTTTTCAAAGACGAGAACCACAAAGGAACTATATCAAATATACAATCTTGTTTAAGACTAAACGATATAGACGAAATCGGAGACGGCACTCATCTGCTTTATTTCAACATGATTGGATTTTTCTCTTTTAGAGACTTATCGGTTCCGCAAGCAATCGACTATTGGATGGGATTCTTAAAAAGAATAGGAATAACACCAGACTACATTACCATACATCCCGATAAGCCAGAATGGTCAAAATTCTACGACAAGTACCGAGTGGAAGTTAGACTCGACGATGAATGTATCTGGAGCGATGGCGAGATTGGCGGATACTGCACGGAGTTTTACAAAGACGACATCGAAATAGGAAACATCGTAAATCCATTGGGCACTTGCATCGATGTTGGATTCGGCTTGGAAAGAATTGAAATGGTATTAAACAATACTACAAAATCAAAAGAAGATACTTTAAAAGAAACGGTTTTTAAAATGATTGAAAGCGGTTTCGCACCCGGTAACAACAAGCAAGGATACATTCTTAAAAAATTGCTTAGACTATGTCATAAAAACGATTTGGTTATAGACCACGATTTTTACAGAGACGAAGTTGTGAGACAGGAAAAGATTCTTGTAAAATGGGAAAGACTAAAAGACAAGCATAAAGACAAACCCAAAGAGTGGTGGTGGGACACGCACGGAATCGATTTAGATTTAATTTAAAAAAGAAAAAGATTTGGTTTAAACCAAATCTTTTTCTTTTTTAAATTAAATCTAAATCGATTCCGTGCGTGTCCCACCACCACTCTTTGGGTTTGTCTTTATGCTTGTCTTTTAGTCTTTCCCATTTTACAAGAATCTTTTCCTGTCTCACAACTTCGTCTCTGTAAAAATCGTGGTCTATAACCAAATCGTTTTTATGACATAGTCTAAGCAATTTTTTAAGAATGTATCCTTGCTTGTTGTTACCGGGTGCGAAACCGCTTTCAATCATTTTAAAAACCGTTTCTTTTAAAGTATCTTCTTTTGATTTTGTAGTATTGTTTAATACCATTTCAATTCTTTCCAAGCCGAATCCAACATCGATGCAAGTGCCCAATGGATTTACGATGTTTCCTATTTCGATGTCGTCTTTGTAAAACTCCGTGCAGTATCCGCCAATCTCGCCATCGCTCCAGATACATTCATCGTCGAGTCTAACTTCCACTCGGTACTTGTCGTAGAATTTTGACCATTCTGGCTTATCGGGATGTATGGTAATGTAGTCTGGTGTTATTCCTATTCTTTTTAAGAATCCCATCCAATAGTCGATTGCTTGCGGAACCGATAAGTCTCTAAAAGAGAAAAATCCAATCATGTTGAAATAAAGCAGATGAGTGCCGTCTCCGATTTCGTCTATATCGTTTAGTCTTAAACAAGATTGTATATTTGATATAGTTCCTTTGTGGTTCTCGTCTTTGAAAAAAGACTTGAATTGTTGCATCCCTGCAGGGCAGAAAAGAGTTGTCTCGTCGTAGGACTTTATGTTTCCATCGATTTTAAAATTGATGTTGTTCTCTTCGCAGTATGATTTGTATTCTTCTGTAATATTCATTACATATATATTAAATTTTTTTGTGGAACAGGTGAGAATCGAACTCACCTCAACGACATTGCAAATGTCATTCGCCAGCCTTGGTACATGCTGCCCCAAAATTGAAGGAAGACTAACCTTCGTTGTTTCATGTACTTTGAAACTTAAAGTCTTTTTGTGCAGGTAACCGGGATTGAACCGACATCACCGACTTGGAAGGCCGACGTAATAACCATTATACGATACCTGCGTGTATCTTTTTATTTGTACCGATAGCGGGACTTGAACCCACAACCTTGACGATATAAGCGTCCTGCTCTGACCAATTGAGCTATATCGGTGTCTTTTTGTGATCCGTACGGGATTCGAACCCGTGATCTTCTCCGTGAAAGGGAGATGTCCTAAACCGCTAGACGAACGGACCAAAAAGATTCTTTTCGTGAATCACTCGGTGGATTTTGATAGACCAGTGGACCACTTACCACCTGTTCCTTTATTATATCTTTATAAATGTTTCATTCTTTATGGCTTTGCTTATCCATCTTGCCAATTCAGAACCTCTGATTTCGGATTCAAATCTAGTTGTGCCCAAATCTTCCGATAATACAATAGTTTCTATTTCATACATGGACAAACCACTTTCGTCGTCATTAAATGTCGGTCCTTCTTGTGTTGTTGCTATTGGAAATTGATATAACTCGCCAAATACTTGAACATTGTAATATAAATTACCAGCAATATAGTGACTGAACTTTGCCATTGTTTTAGACTTCATTAAGTCTTTTTTTAATTCTACTTCATTAAACATAATCATTCTATTTTTATTGGTTGGAAGGGAGGGATTCGAACCCCCGTACTCTTACGAGAACAGATTTACAGTCTGCCGCCTTTAACCACTCGGCCACCTTCCAATATTTCGTAGTCTGTACGAGAATCGAACTCGCATCTCTGCCTTGAAAGGGCAGTGTCCTCACCGTTAGACGAACAGACCATATATAAACAAAAAAACCCAGTCTTTTTGAGACTGGGCTTATCAAATTTCGTAATTTTTACAACTACTCAACAGACAAAGACAGTCTACTTACAAGGCTCCCCGCCTCATATGCATATCCTATCGCTTCTATGTTGATAATTGTTCTCATTTTATTTAGTTTTTTAATTGTTGTTTTTAATTCTTCTACAAAGATATGTAGATTTTTTCATTCCACCAAATCTTTTTGACATTATTTATATTCTTATATATTAAAAAAGTTTTCTACCTTTTGAAATATTTCTACAAATATACTACTTTTTTGTGTTATTGTCCTATACAAAGACTAATTATTGCGATTTTTTCACTAATCTCTACCTCATACTCCTCTGTTTCGTATGAAATCTTACTTAATTTGACAGTATACTTTCCTGGTGGAAGATCCAAATAAGCTTTTCCATCAAGATTAGTATAAATCTTTTTGTCACCTACTTCTATTAGAACTGCCTCAACAATATTCATGTCTGGTTCTGTAACAACAACCTGAACCACTCTTTTAAAATCTATCGCATATGACACTCCCGTCATTAACAATAGCATCAATAATACAAACGTTTTTTTCATATCTTATATATTATAATACATCTAAAAATATCTCAAAATCATGTTAAGGTAATGCTATTATTTAAGTTTTAAAATTTAAACCAAAATTTTTTTTAATATATAGATTATAGTTATATTTAAAAAAATATAAAAATGGTAGATTTCACAGACTTCAAAATTGGATCAAAAATAAAGCTTAAGCTATCAGATGATACAACACAGGAATACGTAATTGTTATCGTAGATGAAATAGAATGGAGTCTACATAGACACCCATTCTTAGTAGACTTAAAGATTGAGTCTTCCACAGATGAAGAGAAATGGCCTTTAAATACGACTATGCTTCTAAACGTAAAGATTGAAGAAGACAAAAACTTTAGCTTCATATTAAAGTGTCCAAACGATATGCATCCTAATAGGGAAATAACATGTAGGGCCGCCTTCAAGTTAGAACAAATAATAATGAACTAATGAAGATAGTGAAGAAAATACCAATGTGTTATACTATAGTCTATATAGAAGACGCAGGAAAATATTCTGTATACAAAAGATTTGAATCAAATGAATGGTATGATGCTACTCGAAATAGAAAAATTTCTGATAAAGAATTAGAAGCAGATCTAGAAGAACTATTTAACAAAAGTATTACAGATAAAATAAAAAATACATGACATGTCAAATCTAAATATACAATATAGTGGTGGTGATGTAACCATTATGCAAAAAATAGGAACCGTAACTACAAAACCTAAAAGAATAAGATTTGGATTTAATTCAGACTCCAGCACTTTTGATGTAGTTGAGATAACAAACGACACCAATGGTGAAAGAGTTTATGTATGTAACTTTTGGTATAAAGAAAATATACCTCATTTTGTTTTAGAAAGTCAAGCTTTGAACTTCATATCATTAGTTTAAACTATTTTAAATATTTACCATATAACTTCCAAACATAACACATATAAATGGAAGAAAAAGAACAAGAACTAAAGCCTAAAAGAAAAGCTAGAACAGTTCGAAAAGAAACAAAAACTCCTATATCTAAAGAACAATCACCTGTACAAATAACAGAAAAAAGGGTAGAAAACCCAATACAAGTACAAATAACAGAAAAAA